CCCACTCCATTTCCGCCCGTAGCACGTCGGGGAACCACGGGTTTGAATCGAAGTTTACCTTGTGGACCAGCGCGCCAGGCGGGGGCTCGCCACCACGGAACATATTATCCACCGGGTCTGTCTTGAACCGTGGGTTCCATGTCATCCAGATTTCGGAGCCGGGCTTTCGGATGGTCGGGATCAGCAAGTCAAGCGATGACTGGCTGACCGTAGACGCCTCTTCCACCCACACGATGTCGATGCCTTCCATCGACTTGATGCTGTCGGGGTTCGTGCGCAGGCCAGCGAACAAGAACAGCGAGCCGTTAGCGCCCCTGATTTCCGTGTCCGTCGAAGTGTAGAACCCACCCAATCCGCAGGCCGCAATCTTGTCGTCCAGCAGGCGCTTAACCGAGTCCTTGATCGACTTCTGAATCTCGCGGCAGCAAAGCACCCGAAGCGGCCTTTGTGCGGCCTTGATGACCAGCGCCTGGGCGAACGAATGCGACTTGCCAGAGCCTCGCCCGCCCCATGCACACCGGTAGCGCGCTTCGCCGTCGAACAGGAAGCGGAACGGGCCAGGGATTTGGACGACCATGCTTAACCGCCCTCGCCCGCCCCCACGTCCACGAACTCAACGCGAAGGGTGGTCTCGATGGCTCCGCCATCCTTGCCGGTGACTTCCTGCGTCACCTTGTCGCCGTACTTCTTGGGCGCGAGCTTGGCGGCCTGCCACTTGATGGCGTCGATAAAGACCTTCGCGGCTTGTGGGTCAACCTGGCCGCGCAAAGCCATCAAAGCGGTATCGCCCACTTGGTCGAACTTGGTTTCGCCTTGGGCCTCGCGCGCGCACGCGTATCGCTTACGAAAGTCCTCGCGCTCAGGGTCGGCAAGCCACCTAAACACTGAGACGTGGGACGGCATTTCCTCATCTGCGCAAATCGCCGTCAGGCTTTCGCCCGAAGCAATGCGCTCAAGGATGGCGTCCGCAATGGCATCGCTGTAAGACGACGGCCGCCCCGTAGGCTTCGCCTCAGCCCCTTTCGCCTTCGCCATGGCTCACCTCTGCCCAAAAATCGCACATCTATGACCTGTGGGTAGGTTCACATACTCACAGTTTTTTGTATAATGGCCACATCAAGACGGGAGAGACGAAATGACTACCACCCCGACCCTCGAAGACATCAAGAGCATGATCGAGTACGGCTACAGCCTCGGGGCCGATCGTTTCGGCATCCGCGCCATCTACGCCGACGAACCCACAGAAATTGGCTCTTACTGCAACGACAGCTACGTGTGGGATGAGGGTGAGCAGACCGAAATCCGGCTCGACGGCACTTGCGCCATGGAGCTGAAGACCGGATGGAACGTCGAAGTTACCGAAGAAGCCGTTGCCGCCACCTTAGCCAAGGTTTCCCGCTTCGCGTCCTCCGGCCGCTTCGCCCTGATCGGCGGCCCTGGTGGCGAATACGGCTCCGAAGACGGCGAAGTGGTCATCAAGAACGCCCGCATCCTCGGTGTTTGGTAATGGCAAACCAAGTCCAAAACCCCGAGGCCCGCGCGATGCTTGAAGCGGCGGGCCTAACTCCTGCCCAATTGCGCATCCTCACCGGAGTAACTCCCAACGCCATGTCCCGGTGGTGGTCCGCTGGCATCCCGAAGTACGCTCAGACGATCATCGACCAGCACGCAGGAATCGCGCGTCTTATCGAGGCGCTATCGGAGTGCGCCGACCTGTACGAGTCCACGCTGATAGCCAGCGGCGCCAAGCCGGAAATGGCGGCGCTTCACGCCGATCGGTTCCGCGCGCTATGCCACCCCCGCTCAGAAAAATAGACCCCGCTCGGAAAAATCCAGGCGGCGGGCTAATCTCCCGTCGCCTAAACTGCCTTCCGCAGCAATTCCGCACCCTGGCGCACCAGATCAGCGAGTTGCGCGGCAGTCAGCTTGCGCACGACCTCGCGCCCATCGACCAGAGCCACGACTTCGGCAACAGCGCCTTCGCAGTCTCGAAGATAAAGCAGCACGGGGGCGGCGTATTCAGCCATCAAACACCCCCGTCATATCCGGCACCTCTCCCGGCACCATGAGCACAATCGGCTTATCGGCACGGGCGAAGTATTCCATCTCGTGCGCAACGCCGTGCGATTCCTGCCAGCCTTCCAGCATCAGCACGACGATACCGACGGCGGCCTCCATGAACGGCTCGTCCAGCTTGAGCCACATTTCGCAGTCGAGCGGGTCGAAGTTGCCCGCGTGCGCGACGATGTGTGAATGCACAATCGGGCTATACGTGTTGTAGCCGGCGCGGATCAGTGCGGCGGTTGCCTCGGCGGCTTCGCGAAAGGCGTTTTCGGTGCCGTAGACGTACCGCGAGTAAGGCGAGGCTAGATAAACGAACCCGTTCATTCTGCCGCCCTCGGAATGCTCACCCACTCAAGCGCCTTTGCCTGCTTCACGCCGTCCACATAGATCGGCCAGTGCGACACGATGCCGTTGACTGGGTGGACGAAGAAAAGCGCCTGCTGCGGCACATCAGGGTCAGCGCGCAGGAACAGGCGCGCATATTCGTCGTAGCCCTTGAGCGATCCATTCACGACCACGCGGGGCAGCGGCAGGTACTGGTGCCAATGCCCGATGATCGCCACGTCGAAATCACGACCAGCCTTTGCCTCGCTGGCCCTCGTCTTGAGCGTGCCGCGCAGGATCGGGCCAAGCGCGCCAATGATGCCGTCGCCACCCTTCACGCCCATGGCATCGCCGTGGGTCAGGAAGAACCGGCGCCCAAACACCTGAAAGTGCGCATCGCCCGACGAAGGCACGGAGAACACCAGGCGGTCGGCATTGGCGAACTGCGCCCGCAGCATCTGGTACAGCAGCCAGTCAAAATTCGTGAACGCGCGGCGCTTGGCCTGCGGCTTGCGGCTCATGCGCCCATGGTTGCCCGGCACGCACGGCACATAGACGCGCCCAAAGGCGTCGGCCATGGTCCCGAGCGCCCAAACCAGCGCATTGAACAGGTCAATCAGGGCCGGCGGCGTTTCCAGTTCATTGGTGCGCGCCAGTTCTTCGTGGATGTCTCCGCTCAGCATGTCGCCGCCGAGGCAGACGACAATGCCGGGGTAGCTCGGCGCCACCACATGGTCGAAGCACAGGCGAATGGTCCGCTCTACCAGCGTGCGCAGGCGGCGGTTGGCAATCTCGATGTTGTAGGCGTTCAGCCCGTTCATCTCGTCGGGATCAACGACCTCGCCCCAATGGAAGTCGGACCATACGGTAACTGGCACATGCTCGCCGTGCTCGGCGCCGCTGCGGTCAACCATCCAATCCGGCGGGGCGGCGGCCATCTCGGCCAGGCCGAAGATGAACCGCTCCACTCGCTCGGTCGTCAGGTCGTCGCGGTGCGCGTCCTTAAGCTGGCGCTCCAGATCGCGGATGCGGTCTTCAAAGTAGACCTTATCGCGGGCCTTCATGAAGGGCGCAATGCTCTGGGCGGGTTCAGTCTGTGATTCCTGAACCACACCAGCCGCAACGCGCATCTTCGGCTTGGCCGTGCCGCCGCCGGCAAAGTCAGGCTCGCACCCGTAGTACCGCTTAGCCGCCTCAAGCCGGCCCGCCATGGTGCAGCGGTCGAGGCCAAGTCGCTCAGCAGCGACGCGGATTGCGCCTTTGGTGTGGCTGCCGGCAGTGCCGGGGCCAGGATGCCCTTCGCGCAGAGCGGCATTAACCGCCGTCACAGCTTCGAGGGCCGCTTGTCGGGAAAGCGGCGGTTGGGGCATTATTTCCGCACCTCGTTCAGTTGGCGAGCAAGCGCCTCAAGCCCGGCCTTCAGGTCGGCCTTCAGTTCCTTGAACCCATCGAGAATGCGCTGTTCGACCTCTTGCAGCCGGTCAACGGACGCATACTCACGGGCGACGTGCAGCTTGAATTCCGCCAAGTCGGCGCGCGTGGCGTCCAGCTTGTCCCCGATGGCCTCGGCGGTGCGGGTGGCCTCGGAAACGCGATTGCGCAGGGTGCCGTAGACGAAACCGAGGACAGGCACCAACACGGCGACAATCACGCCAGCGAGTGCGATCCAGTCGGCTACGGTCATATTGCGGCCCCCTCGGGCTATGCTCACGTCCGAGGACGGCGCTGGGTTGGTCAAACTGGTTACGCCGCCTGCCCAGCTTCAACCGGCGATGCAGACGGCTGCCATTGCAATCCAAGACAGCATCATTCTTCTATTCGGCATGCTTGCTCCTGGGCTGAAGCCTGAAGGCGTTGGTCAAAAGCGCGCACGGCTCCCTCTGACCAACCGCTAGCCGCCAACCGCTTCCTTCGTATGATCTTGCTCGCTGACCTTCGCGACGATGACGCGAATGCCTGCCGCCGAGAACGGCTCGAGCTCTTCCGGCCGGGCGCCGTCGTCCGTGATGATCGTGGAGATGCGATCGAGGCCCGCGACGATCATCGCGGACTTGCGGCGCAGCTTCGAGCTGTCGGCCATGACGACGACGTGCTCGGTACGCTTCAACAGTTTCGTCTGCGCCTGCACGATGAGCGGATCGGCTTCCATCAT